GTGTGTGTTTTCTACTGCGAGACAAAGTGTCCCGAGGCGGAGGCATCCTTGTTGTCCCGCCCGGGCAGAGGTATAATATAGATGTAATGTGATAGGGAAGGAGGAACAATGGCACGAGCAAAAAACAGAGGATTGCAACAGAGTTTCTCTCCCTCTTATACCGTCCGCCGCTGGCGGCTGGGCGAATACATCCGGCTTTCCAAGGAGGACTTGAAAAAGGGAAAGGACGACAGCAACAGCGTCATCAACCAGCGTGATCTGCTCAATGACTTTTATCAGAAGCATATCGGAGAATTTGAAAGTGTTTCCGAATATGTAGACGATGGACACACAGGAACGGACGCCAACCGGGAGAATTTCCAGCGGCTCCTTTCCGATGTAATGAGCGGGAAAATAAACTGCGTGGTAGTAAAAGACCTCTCCCGTTTTGCAAGAAATTACAGTGATGCGGGAAGTCTGATTGATAACCTGTTTGTTCAGATGGGTGTCCGTTTTATCAGTCTTGCTGAAAATGTGGACAGCTATCTCAACCCGGATAGCGTTTCCAGTATTATCGTCCCGATTACGAATGTAATGAACGATCAATACTGCTACCAGACCTCAAAGAAAATCCGCCAGGTATTTGACTACAAGCGGCGCAACGGTCAGTACATCGGCGCATTTGCTCCTTATGGATATGTGAAGCACCCAAAGGACAAGCACCGGTTAATCATCGACCCCGATGCCGCTGAAATCGTCAAACTGATTTTCTCTTTGTTCCTAAAAGGGACATCGAAACGGGCCATCGCTTTGTATCTGAATGAACACGGCGTACCCAGCCCCTCGGCTTATAAACTGCAAAAGGGCATACCCGTTTCAACAAGAGGATATGACGATCCTATGTGGGGAGCCCGTATGATCCACTCCGTTCTGACGAACCCCACCTATACCGGGGATTTGGCGCAGGGCCGCAGTCGGGTAAAAAGCTATAAGGTACACGAGGTTGAAAGCGTCCCCCGTGAAGAATGGGTGGAAGTAGCTGGTACGCATGAGGCAATCATTGATTATGAAACCTTTGATAAGGTACAGGCCCTTTTACAGCGGGATACCCGTACTTCTCCAAAAGGCCGGGAAGTCCACCTGTTCAGCGGTTTTCTGAAATGTGCTGACTGCGGGCGGGCAATTACCCGGAGCGTAGGCAACAACAATAATGTGTACTATGCCTGCTCCACCTACAAGAACCGCTCCCGGACAGCCTGCACAATGCACTCAATCAAGCATAACCGTCTGGAGGCCGCTGTCCTCTTTGCAGTACAACAGCAAATCCATCTGGCTGTTTCATACTCGGAAATGATTGCCCGTATTAACACCGCCCCGGTCAAAAAGAGCCAGTCCATCCGCTTGGAAGAACTGATTGCTGCGAAAGAGCGGGAACTGGCAAAAATCAGCCGCTACAAGCAGTCCCTTTATCAAGACTGGAAAGACGGGGAAATTACCCAGCAGGACTACCGGGATATGAAAGCCGATTATGAACGACAAACCATCGCTCTTACGGATGTGCTGGCCCGGCTGAACGCTGAACGGGCGGAACTGGCAAACGGTGTAAAGAGTGAACATCCCGCATTGGTGGCATTTACAAAACATCAAAATATCGACCAGCTTTCCCGGGAACTTCTCGTTGAGCTGATCGACCATATCAAGGTTTATGAGAATGGAAACATTAGTGTGAGATTTAAGTTTGCGGATGAATTTAGACGCATAGCAGAATACATTGAAATCAACACCACAAAACCCGCAGTGGCGGGCTAACCCCCGCTACATACCCCTTTGACAGTGTGTTTTCCTAATAGGAGTTAATCATATGCTATTCGTACCGAATAAGCAAACATTTATAAGCCGCAAATGTCAAGTATTTAATGCGAAAAAAGTAGAAATATTTTTATGATACCTTTTTACCTCGGCAAAATGGCGTTGTCAAGGTGCATTTCAGGGGCTATGCAGCGGCGGCGAACGCGGCGCTGAACATCTGCGCGGATGACTGGAAACCGAGGATTTCACGGGGATAGTTGTTTATCCAATCTTCCACGCGGGCAACGTCCGCGTCCGTGACGGCTTCAAAATCCGTGCCTTTCGGGAAGCGCCGACGAATCATGCGGTTTATATTTTCGTTTGTTCCGCGTTCGCAAGAGCAGTACGCATGACAATAATACAACGCCGTGCGTTTTTCTTCGGCGTTGATCGCGCTGCGTGCGATTCCGTCCGCATCCGCAAATTCCGAACCGTTGTCAACCGTGATCGACTTGAATACCGTATAGAACGCCGCGCCGTAAATCCGTTCCAGCCGATCAAGCGCCTGCACGACGGTTTCCGCTCTGCCGTCTTTTATGCGTATGATGATCTCGCGGCGCGTCACCCGCTCAGACAGCACAAGCAAGCGCGCCTTTGTCTTTTTCTTTCCTACGACGGTATCCATTTCCCAATGCCCCGGTTCTTTGCGTTCGTTGATGATCTCCGGGCGTTCGTCAATCGGCGTTCCCCGGCTTTCCCGCTTCTGACGCGGGCGGACTTTCTTGTATTCCTTTTTCCGTTCGCCCTTTTCCGGGAGGTCGGCGTTGGTCAGTTCCAGAAATACGCCCTCGTCAATGTACTTGTAAAGCGTGGCGCGGCAGAACGTCATACCGAAATGCGCAAATTCTTCCCGATGCAGAAGCGCGCAGACCGCCGCCGGGGAATAATCGTCGTTTATTATTTTATCTTCGATGAACGCGGCGACGGCATGATTCTTGCCGATTTTCAGCGGCGCGCCCTTTGCTGACAGGCTTTCTTGATAACGTGCCTCGGCAATTTCAGGGCTGTACCGAATATCCGTTGTCAGGTCTGAATTCATGTGCGTGTACGTCCCGCGCTTCACTTCCCGATAGATCGTGCTGACGTGTACGCCGAGGTCTGCGGCTATCTGCTTCGGCTTGTATCCGATATTCAGACGCGCTTCAATTTTCAGTCTGTCCCGAAACTGCAACTGCTTGTATTGTTCGCCCATGTCATGCCCTCCATACATAGCAAAAAGGGGCGGTTTCCCGCCCCTTGCTGCTTTATTGTTTATCTTTCCGCGAGGTTTAATTCCTGTTTCAGCGCCCGTGCCAATACCGCCGATACGTTTACATTTGCTTCTTTCGCGGCAACGTCCAGCCACGACGGAAGCGATACGTTGCGGCGTACAGTTTTCATGTCATTCTTCCTGCGATACTCCGTAAAGTCAACGTCTACAAGCGTGACAATGCCGTTTTCCGCTCCGCTTTTTGCCTCGTCAATGCTGGACGGCTTCGGCAGCTTCTCGTTATCATCTTCCATGTCGATTCCGACAAGCCCGATTGCATCGCGTGCCATCTCCATAGCGTCAGCGTAGTCCGCGCCCTCCGTATTGATATTAAAATCCGGCACATACACAATGATGTGTTCTTTCCCTTTTGTCATAACGATAGGATACGCCGCTTTCATACTGTAACCTCCTTGAAATTCGCATAGCATATATAATTATAGGCGTTCGGCAGGGGGCTTATTTCAGCCCCCGCCGTTTTATGATTGCCTTTGCTAAATCTTCGTCTATTTCTCTGTGTCTCGGAACGCTTTCCCTTTCACCGCCTTTCGTGTATATGTCGTGATTTGAGCCGTGCCGTTTGAATTTCCATCCGTTTCTTTCTAATAGTTCGATGAAATCTTTTGTTTTCACGTTCGACCCTCCTTACATTGTCTATTATACACATTTGATGTGTATTTGTCAATAGCTATCAGAAAATAATTTACACATTTTTTGTGTATCATAAAACCCCGACGGGGAAAAATCCCGCCGGGGTTACTCTATGCCCAAAAGCCACAAAACAGATACGCCGAGGACTTTTGCGAATATCGGTATTTCATAGTCAGGAACAAACCGCGTCCCGATCTCAACGCGGCTGATCGAATCGCGCTCCATTATCACGCCCTCGACCTGAACGCGCGCCGCGAGGTCGGATTGTGATAGCCGCTGTTTCAGCCGCGCTTCCCGGATGCGTTCACCGCAGATATTCTTTTTCCCGTTGTAATCGTATATCTTCATGCGCTGCGCGTCACCCTCCTTGTGCTAATGATCTGCATTATTCTTGACTTTAACACGCGGATGAATGATAATTGTGTTAAAGGTCAGCACGACCAAAAAATATCAGGAGGGCTACTCATACCATGAAAAAACTGAAAACGTGGCAAATCGTTCTTCTTGTGATCTTCTATCCCATCGGCATTTGTGTATGGATTTATCGGGTCTGGAAGAAAGACAAGCTAAAGCGGGACGCGGCTGCGGCTGCTGCCGCCCGCCGGGAAGCAAAAGAACGAGAAGATGCGGCGCGTCTGGAAGCGTGGCGCGCAAAGCAGGCAGCGCGGGAAACGTTGAAATTCAAGGTTGTCGGCGTGACGTTCAAAAACGAGGACGGAAAAAGCCGTCAAACGCTTCTACGCAAGCTGCATTTCGGGGACGCGCCCTTTAACAGCGACGAGGGCGTTGACATTACGATTGAACGCGGGGCATATCAGGGCGAACCGGCGTTTTCCGTATTTGCCGAAGGTCATCAGGTCGGCAATATCAGCAAAGATGACGTGCCGTTTTTCGTGCGGCGTTGGAGCGATTTTGTCGGCGTGACTTCCGCCGAAGTCTACGGCGGCGGAACGGATGACGAGGGGCATTCGATCAACTACGGCATGAAAATCAACTGCGAGTTCCGCAAACAGGCGTAACGAAAACGAAAAGAGCCGGGGGGGGGGTAAACCCCCCCCCGCCCCCAATATTTTTTTTTTCGG